CCATCTGGTATTGTATATGCTGATGTGTCTTGTACAACACCATCTACAGATACAAGCACATCTTGTACTGAACTTACTGATCTGCTTAATGTAAATGTGGTATCCGATCCATCGCCATTGAATCTATCTACAGCAGTTGTAGCCTCAAAAGTTGTAACTGGAGTTTTACCAAGAAAAGGCATTATGTTATCTCCATTATTGATACAGCAATATCTGTAGCTCCACTTGCTGTAAGTTTTAATACATCTGTTGCTTCCATAACAACTTTGTTACCCGCCAAAAGTTCTAATGATGATCCTGCTGGAATGGGAGCATTGGTAACAAGTTCAACATTCTGGTTGGCTTCGTTATTCGCTCCTGATCTATTTGAAGTATCTGATTCTATTGTAACTGTGGCAGTAACTTGACTTGTTGTTGTATTACCTAACATTATTCCCAGTAGAACTGTTGTTGTGGAACTTGCTACTGTGTATATAACATCGGCTGTCGTTACACCTGCTTTTGAAATTAATTTAAATGTATTTGCCATATCATTATCCTAACGCTATTGCTAAAGCTGTTGCATCATTAGATGCGTCTGCTGCCGAAACACCACCTATATCAGACAGAACTTCACTAGTAGATCTGCTCTCTAATCCATTTGCAGTAAATCTAGCGTACTCATCATCAGCAACACTAGCGCTATCTATCTTAACTGCATTGGTATTTGATATACCAAATGTCAAACTAGCTTGACCACCAATGTCTGAAAGCACCTCACTAGCACTTCTGCCTTCTATTACTGTACCTGCAACTCTTAAAAAATCATCATCTGCCACACCAGTTGTAAACTTAGGTACGTTGTTATTAGATATACCAGTATCTAAGGTTGCTGTTGCAGTAATAGCTGTTCCATTTAATGTAATGGCATCTGCTTCTAGAGTTCCATCAAAGTCACCATCTACGGCATCTATATTACCCTTGAATATTGTAGCAGAAACTGTACCTGTACTTGGATTGTATGAAAAGTCACCATCCGATTCTAAGCCAACATTACCTGTTGCTGACGCATCTTCTATGAAAGTTATTAAATTTTCTTCGTTTGCATTCTCGTTATCTGCAACGCTTACATGTGCGGCATTAGTTGCGTTTGTTACAGTAACACCTGCTATAACAGTGTTAAGGGCTGTACCATTAACAGTAATAGCATCTGCCTCTAATGTACCATCTATATCTGCATTACCAGAAATATCTAATGTGGCTGCATCCAGTTCTCCAGTTAAAGTTATATTTCTAAAACCAGTAATATCTTTATTAGTATCAACTATCGCTGCTTTTGAAGCCGCAACAGTTCCTGCTGTAATACCATCAATAGCCTCAAGATCATTTTCGTTTATATCTGCTGAACCTATTACAAAACTACCAGCAGTTATTGCACCAGAAGCAGTTAAATTTCTAAATGAAGAAACGTCTTTGTTTGCATCAACTACTACAGCTTTACTTGCTGCTATTGTGCCATTTGTAATACCATCTAATTTTTCTAGGTCTGCCTCATTCATATCAGCAGATCCAATAATAAAAGATCCAGTAGCTGTAACTGTTCCGCCTATTGTAGCATTACCACTAGCATCTAAGAATACTGTTTTTGAAGCAGGTAAAGTACAAAATATAGTTCTTGTTCCAGAACTCCAGCTAACTGCATTATTAGAATTAGAACTAGCTAAGATAGTTGTTCTAGCTAATGTAGTACCAGAAGATGTGAATGTGCCTAAACCAACCTCGAAGTCTGTACCATCGGAACAAGCATAATATGTGGTATCAGAGTTACTTAAATTAGCAGTAAAAGTCTCAAAGCCAGTAACAGCACCACCTAAAGTATATGTGCCAGTACCAGTTGTAGTCGTGGTTTCTTTTACTCTGTCTGATATTACTAGTGCCATTATTTCAACTCTATAGTAAGATTCCCTGCATTAATTCTAAAAATATCACCTGATGCTATAACCTTACTAGCATCCAAAGCTCCTACAAATAATATATTACCACTGCTTGAAGCGTCTACAACAAACACATGTGTTATTGTATTGTTTGTTCCACCAGAGGCTGGAAACTCAATATTCGCTGCATTAGTTGCAGTCTGTGTATCTGTTGAATCTGCTCCTACAGTTGTCCAACCAGAAGCAGCTACTTGTTGCCTTGCGTAGTTTGTAAAGGTTGCTTCCGTAAGTGAACCAGTTTCTGCGGCAGATACTGCTGTTGCCAATCCTACATAAATACTATCTCCAGGACTAGAGAAACTAAGAGAGTTGTTCTTGAATATATAATGTAATATTCTTCTCTCTAGGTAATTGGTTGATGCATTTGCTGTTGCCATTTTTTACTCCTATGTTCTGGGTCTGGCTGGTAAACCAACTCTGTTTGCGTCTGTGTTTTCTCTTGCCTCGCCTAAGTCTTTTAATCTTTCCATGGATTGCATATACATATTATTATAATTTTGTATAACATCCGTTTCACCTTTCATGTAAGTGTAAGCTTCAATTAAAGCCCCATAAAGCAAAGCAAAAGGTGCATTAGTGCTGACCCAAGTAGTACCACTATCAGCCCCCGCGGTCAAACTAGCCGGTCTATGATAATAGTGCAGCTCTATGGTGTAATTACTGTCTGGAGTTGGCGCTACAATAAAATTGTTTTCATCAAAACGTGCATAATATTTAGGTAAACCCGTTGTTGAGGCACTTGGGGAATATTCTCTTAAAAAGTTTACATCTTTTTGAAGTAAAAAACTTTCCGACCCAGAAGTTGTTATCTGCAACGAGAATGATGCTAAATAATCACTGGGTACCGTTAGATATTGATCTGAAGAGGTCAAGGCACTTGTTACATTTTTTCTAAAAATATCTAAATCTATACTTTTAAATATTTTCTCTTCTGCCGCTTTTATAAAGTCTGGCAAATGAGTTACAAAAGATGTTTCACTATTGTCTGTGTAATCTTGTATTGCCGTTTTTAATTGTGCTAAAGTAAAACTCATATCATGCACTCACCGTTGTTGGTCCTGCGGTAGCTCTACTACCGCCTCCTACTATACCACCTATTGTAGCGGTTTCTCCATTAGCTGTAAATGTATATGTGTCCGTAGTGACAACCGTTATGCTGTAACCCGAAGACTGCTCCAAAACAGCTTTGGTAAAACCATCAAAACCATTAACACTTCTAAAGCGTACAGTGTCTGTTGTAGATCTACCATGGCCAAATTCTCTAACTGTTATGACACCCGAACTTGCTGCAGAAGATATAAACGGATCCAGTACTAAAAGAACCTCTACAGGGTTTTCTGTTCGGCTGGGCCTAGCATCTCTAATCGCTTCGGGGTCCGCTACTGTTCTAAAAGGACCTAATTGAGGGTGTTTAGACTCAAATTCATCTGGTCCCACTAGAGAACCGTTCCATTCTTTTTTTAAATCACGGTACCTATACTTCATTCCAGACCTATCGGATATACCGTATGCGTTTTTACCTGTAGCAAATCTACCCATTAGTTGGACCTTAAATAAGCATATTGAGGACTTACCGTAAAGCTAGACCTATCTCTGTCCTCACCCATAGCTCTTTCAAATTCTTCTTCATAAATAGCTTTTAACATCTGAGTTCTTTGAGGAGCTTTTTTTAAAGAAATATAATAAGCCAATCCTGCAGTCAAACAAGGATAAAATCTAAAAGGAACATCCATAGTATTAACTTGAGAATCAACGTCTTCTACTCTAGTGAGAGCATCATAAAAAATTATATCTGTGCTATTGTCCGGCACAGGCCATATTTTTAAGTTAGGCGTAATCTGTCTGTCTAAGAAAAATTGTGTAGGCCTGCCAGTAGTAGCTTTATTAGGAATGGATAATTCATCGGATCGGCTCACTCTAGTCATAGAGAAATCTGTCCCAGACCTTCTTACAACAATATTTAATATATCAATTACGTCTGACCCTAGGTCATATTCACGATCTCCAGACGTAACCGTTTGCGTTCTTTGAGTAATAGTCCATTGATTTAAGCCTCTGTTAGCCCACTCTGCAAACATAAGGTTTAAAGATCTTCTTGCAGTAGTTAAATCATATCCTGTTCTTAACTCTAAACCACATCTTTCATAAGCTTCTTCTATGTATTCAGCGGCATCCGGCTCAAAATTTGTAGAATTAGATGTTGCCATATCAAGTCCTTACTTTTGTTTGTTTACGTCTGTTTGGCATAACAATACCACAACCTCTTGCAACTATAGATCCTTTTTTAGTTTTACCATTGAAGGGTCTTTTAGCCTTAGTAGAAGGTACTTCTCCACCAAATCCCATTTTTGTGACTTTTGCAGATTTCGTGTTTGAAACAAAAGTTTTACCTTTGGCGCCTTCTTTTTTCTTTTTTTTCGCTGTAGACGCTCTTTGAGATTGAGATAAACTATTTGCTTTAGAACGAGGTAAGCACCTGTCTGGGTTTTTCTTATCTTTAGAGGTCCCGCACTTTCCCTTGATTTTTCCATCAGTTCCGATGCGAACCCAATCTTGCTTTACCCAATCTTTAAGTGCACCCATTACTTTTTACCTTTTGCGCCCTTTGCATAGTTAGGGTCTTTACAGTATTTTGAAGCCGCCATATTTGCATATGCGCTAGGATATGTATCAAAAGTCCTTTTAGCCCACGCTTTACCTGCAGGACATATCTTACTGCCTTTTGATTTTTTAGAGGCCGATCCACCATTCTTAAAATAAGTTACGTTTAATTTGGAGGGTTTAGGCCCCGTTCTTACTTTACTTGTTATCATAATAATTTCTGCGCTACCGCAGCTCCTATAATTAAAACACCTAGTCCCCACATACGAAGATCAAGACCTTTCAACTGATTTTTTTGATCTCCAAGTATTTCTTCTATTCTTTTGTATCGAAGAGTGCATTCAGCTTCGTGCTTGGCCAGCTCATGCATAACTTGTTCTGTCGTAAGTGTTTCTTTTTTAGGTCTACCTCTAGGCATTAGCACTTCCACCTTCTTCTAGCTTGTCGTAAACGACTGTTTGGATCTTTGGCTGCTTTTGGAAATTTTTTCATTTGTCCTGCACTTCTGGCACAATATGATTTTCTTCTTTTAGCAGCCGCACTTCCTTTTTTCACTTTGCCTGTTACAGCGGTCTTTAATTTACTTCCAGGGTTGTCTCTGCGGTATTTAGCCACACCTTTTTTAGTCATGCCTGCGCCCGACTTAGTGGGGCGTTTATGACCACCCCCTATGGTGTGACCTTTCATTGACCCCTTTGTAGCCATTATGACAAAAAGATAGTCAATTTATTGCCACTACCTGAGAAAGCAGAAATATACGCTCCACTTTCGGCTAATATACCAGCGTCTGGAATATTCAAAGTATGTAATCCAGTTGGAAAACTTTGAACTAATAAATTAGCTCCGCCATTACCATTTGTAATAGTTAGGGCACCCGCGGCATTACCAAATATTACTATTTGTCTTATCCTAGATCGTGCCGGACCTACTATAGCAGCATCAGCCCCTTGGTTGTGATTAAAAGCTTTTACATCAGATCTAGATGCCATGCTTACCTCCTAGGTTTAAGCGATTTGAACATACTCAATAATGAATGTGAAAGATCCCGCTGTTGTTGCATCAACTGTATTGGTAATGTTACAGAAAATAGTTCTTTCTGTATCTGTGTACTGAACAGAAGCTGGAGCAGTTGTTCCACTTTGTGTCTGTGCTACCAATGTTGTAGTTGTGACGTTATGTACTACTACAGTTGTACCACCATCTAAAATTTCATCAGTTACTGCTGCAACGATTTGAGCACCAGAACTAGATGTTCCAACCTCATATCCAATGTCACCAGTTCCAATAACGGGAGCCGTGTCACAAAATATTTTTATGTCTGTGATGATTGTATTGGCAGGTTGTGTAAATTCTCCTATTGTAGGGCTATCTCCAGCAGTAGTATTTACCGTAACTCCAGTTGCAAAGCCAACATGCTTTACATATTTGTTTGTTACAATTCCTGTTGAAGCCGTACTAGATACGGTTGTAAGAGCACCCGTAGTTGCATTTTTTGAAACTACCTGAAATCCGTTTTCTGATCGGACGGGACCGTTAAAAGTTGTATTAGCCATTTAAATCTCCTTGTCGTGGCAAATGTCAGTCAGTTTATCCGACTGTCAAGGTTTCTTCTATTATACACAAAAAAATAAGGGCGGCAAGTGCCGCCCTCAAAACTGGTGCATTAATATGCTTGGAGGCTATGCCGCACCAGGTGTTCCGAATAAACATCTCCAGTCGGAAAAACCGAAGCTGTATCTTTCTCTT